ATCTATCCCAATCAAGAAACACGAGACCGAGTGCGACTCCAAAGGAGTACCTCTCTGGATCCCCGAACTCATCTTTGGGCACCTTTTGACCAGCTCCAACTACAACGACGAGGAGCAGCGCGTGACGGGTGGCCGTAACGGCTACGGCGCCAAGTTGGCTAACGTGTTCAGTTCTAAATTTCACATTGACATCAGTGACGGCAAGAAGGTTTATTGGCAGGATTGGACGGACAACATGAGCAAGGTTTCACCCCCAACAATCGCCACCTCGGCCGACAAGATCTGTCCGTATGTTTCCATCACCTTCTATCCAGACTGGAAGCGATTCGGTGGTCCGGGTGACTTTTTGAAGCTGGTCGAGAAGCGTGCGTGGGACGCCGCCATGTGGTGCTCCAAGGCTCAGATCTATTTTAATAAGGAATTGCTCACTGTTCCTAGTCTCGAGGACTATGCCAAGATGCATGGGCTCACGAATGTGGCCAAGATGCACTCTGAAAACTTTGATGTGGTCGTAGGCCACTCGCAGTCAGGTGCTTTCCAGCAGGTTAGCTTCGTGAATGGCATCGCCACGACCAAGGGTGGAAATCACGTCGATAAGATTACCAAGTTAATTTGCGACGAAATTGTCAAGGACAAACGCTGCGTGACACTGAAGCCCGCTCAGATCAAGTCGGCACTCTTTGTGTTTGTACGGGCAGTGGTAATCAATCCCACTTTTTCTAGTCAAACCAAGGCGGAATGTACATCCAAAATTACAGATGAGATTAATTTGAAACCAAAATTCGTGAAGGATATTTTGGCCACTGGTGTCATTGAGGATCTCTTGGCTCTCGGTCTGGCGAAGGTTGAGAAGGAGCTCAAGAAGACCGATGGCTCCAAAAAGTCGCGCATCACCGGCGTGCCAAAGCTGGACGACGCCAACTGGGCCGGAACCCACCGCAGTCAGGAATGCACCCTCATCATCACAGAGGGAGACTCGGCCAAGGCGTTGGCTATCGCCGGTCTGAGCGTCGTAGGTCGCAATCAGTTTGGCGTCTTCCCCCTGCGTGGCAAGCCGCGCAACGTCCGTGACGCCACCATCAAGCAGGTGACTGACAACGAGGAGTTCTCCAACCTCAAAAAGATCCTCGGTCTTCAGCACGGCAAAAAGTACGGGTCACTACGTGAGCTGCGCTACGGCCGACTCATGATTATGACCGACGCCGATCTGGATGGGTCGCACATCAAGGGCCTGGTTCTGAACATGTTCCACGTGTATTGGCCAGAGCTCATCCAACTTGGCTTTGTGGTGAGCATGGTGACGCCTGTGATCAAAGCTGGAAAGCAGTGGTTCTTCACAGAGGACGCCTTCCGCGAGGCGGCGCCGTCTGGCCCGGTCAAGTACTACAAGGGTCTCGGCACATCCACGAGTGCAGAGGCCAAGGAATACTTCAAGAAGATTGAGCAGCTCACAGTAGCTTTCAATTCTGATCCTAAATTCAACGAGTCAATGACACTAGCTTTCAGCAAGGCGCAGGCGGATGACAGAAAGCACTGGCTGACTCAGCACATGGCCGCACCTCCCCCGTGCGTCAAGTATGGATCCGTGAAGAACCTCACAGTGACGGACTTCATCTATCACGACATGGCCAACTTCAGCGCCGAGGACATCAAGCGCAGCATCCCTCACGTGGCGGACGGCCTCAAGCCCAGTCAGCGCAAGGTGATTTACGCCTGCCTCAAGAAGAACCTCGCGGCGGACATGAAGGTGGCTCAGCTTTCCGGCTACGTGGCGGAGCAGACGGCTTACCATCACGGCGAGGCCAGCCTACAGGGCACCATCATCAATCTGGCCCAGAATTTCGTAGGGTCGAACAATCTGAATCTACTCGAGCCCTCGGGACAGTTTGGCACGCGTCTGGCTGGTGGCAAGGATGCGGCGAGCCCCCGTTACATCTTCACGCGGCTCGCACCTTGGACGAAGAAGATCTTTGACCCGAGCGACAATGCGGTGCTCAAGTACGTTCTGGATGACGGGCAGCAGGTGGAGCCAGAGTTCTACTCGCCTATTGTGCCGATGATTCTTGTGAATGGCGCCGAGGGCATCGGGACGGGGTTCAGCTGCTACGTGCCGCCGTTCGACTACGAGGCCATCAAGACAAATATCCTGTGCGCTCTGGACCAAGTGGCTATGGTGCCGATGAAGCCGCACTTCAAGGGATTCAAGGGCAAGACGGAGAAGATGAAGGATCACACGTGGGTTCTGAGCGGTGTGGTGGCCAAGGAGGGATCGCAGCTGCACATCACCGAGCTGCCTCCAGGCCGGTGGATCCAGGACGTCAAAGAGCACCTGGATGAGCTGGTTGATAAGGGCACGATCCAAAAGTATGAAAATCACTCCAGTGAAACTCAACCAGACTTTCGCATCTGGGGCTTTGGCGGCGACGATCCTGTGAAAGAGCTGGGACTGACCAAGACTATTCACACGAGTAACATGTATCTGATTGGACCTAACGGGGCTGTGAAAAAGTACAATAGCCCAGAGGAGATTCTAGTTGAATACATTGAAATTCGAATCAAAATTTACAAGAAGCGCAAGCAGCACCTTCTGAACCAGCTCGACGAGGAGATTCAGTGGCTGACGGAGAAGGCCCGCTTCATTCGTGACGTGGCGGTGACTCCGCGCATGCACATCTTCAACATTCCCCTCGGGAAGATTCATGAGCAGCTCCGGCGTGAGAAGTACGCCGAGACCATCTGGCCCAAGCTGCTAGACATCAAGACGTATCAATACACGAAGGAGGAGGTTGATAAGCTGCAGGCTCTGTGCCGTGCCAAGGCGGCCGAGCGCGATGCACTCAAGGCGACGAGTGTGGTGCAGTTGTGGAAAAATAACCTGTCCAATTTGTAGAGGATGGAACTAAATCCGATTACACAATTCCAGAAGGTTTTGGAACTTGAAAGACATTTATAAAGGAAATTGGTGGATGCCGTGACGCCACCACCCCCGCCACCACCGCCAGAGCCAGCCGCCAAACCAGTGCCAATTCCAGTTCAAATTAGTGGGTTCTTTATGGCGACGTCATCGAATGTGGTGACCTTCTATGTGAATACTACATGGCCTCTTCTTACGGCCACTATGAAGGCTCCTATAGGCAATGGGTGGCGTGCTTATGGTATTACAGGTCTGATGGGCAACGTCATTGTAACAAAAGTCAGTGAAGAGCCGGGCATAAAGAAGCTTGGCGAGCAGAATAGCGAGGCTTACATGTGGTCTTTCGAGTGTCAGACGGATACCGAGCAGAATTTAGAGGGAGCCCAAGGCGTGATTGGCGCCACCTTGTATCCACCGGACGCCAGTTCTCTCGTGACCAACTCCATCACTGGGGCCTTGTCAGGATTCTACTATGTATCACGCAACGTTCCTAGTTTCTACATAAAAGGGTCGGTGGTTCCCCTTATGTTCGGTGAGGGATGGAGCGTATCTGGAATCCCAGGCCTTACGGGCAACGTCACAGTCAAGCAGTTTGTGACCATATCAGGCCGCGTCACTGAACTGTGGTGGTACGATTCATATATAGTTCTGAATACAGATTCTATTCCTGAAAATACTGGACTACCAATTCCAGTTGAAAATATAATTGTGAAACAGCCACCTGCTCAAGCCAAAATTATTGGAGCGAACGTCCAGTACATATCCGAAACTTCTAATGTGACTATGATCGAGATGAATACTAAACTCAAGATTGCAGGCGGTGCGCCTTTACGAGAGTTGAACACAGACATCAAGGAGGTGAAGATATTTCAGGATGAATACAAGGAGATTACTAAGCAGGGGTACAACTCGGGCACCACCATGTCCCTTTACGCTGTGGGCCCCCAAGAGAAATACACACGGGGTGAGGATGATAGTATTTTTAATGCGAAATTTCCACAGCATAGCAATTTCGTCATGTATCAACGCAACGTGCCCATCTCAGGTAACGTATTTCTTGGGCAAACTATCACAATAGAGCTCAAACCAAAGGAACTTGGGGATTTACTTTGTAATATGTACCTTCAGTGTTCCTTGCCAGCGCTTACGGGATCTTCCAACGCATATACCAACCAGGTGGGGCGCGCGCTCATAGCTCAAGCCGACTTTATGATAAATGACACGGTGATAGAGACGGTCTATGACGATTGGTTCTTTATCCGTGATCAGGTGTTTCTCGACGCCGATGAGCAGCAGTCCATGTTTTCAGCAGTGAATGGGGCGTCAGCATCCAATGTGAGCCCCACGACCACGCTCAACATGATAATACCATTTGAATTTTTCTTCTGTAGAAGACACTCGTACGCAAATAAAGGACGCGAGAGACTGCGACGCCCTTACCTGCCACTGTGTGCCATATCTAATCAGAGAATCTATCTCAAAATTAAATTCAATCCGTGGGTATGGATCACAAATGACTTGGCCGTCTCGAGAAAAGACATAATTAATCCAAGTCTAATTTTGGAGGAAATTAAACTGACGGATGCCGAGAAGCTTTACTACCAATCGACGCCTCAGAGATACGTCATTAATAGGGTCCAGAAAGAGTCGGCGCTGCCATTTACAGACTCCAACCCTCAGATTCAGCTCACCGCAAGTTTTCCAGTGCAGATGCTTATTTGGTTTATTCGCAATCGCAAGTACGAGTCGATAGCAACTCCGACAGGCGCACCCTCTGGTCTTTATTATGATTCACGGTACATTTATGGATACACAACCCAGTATATTCAGACTGCCGTGCCTTTGACTTTCGTGTCCGGTACAACATCTTTTATCGATGTGATTGACACTGCTAAGATTGTGTTGAACGGAATCGACATTTCCAGTACATTCAAGGGCTCGCTCTATTATTCATTCAAGCAGCCCATGGAACACGGTCTATCGGTGCCGGCCAAGAATATTTACATGTATTCATTTGGTTTAAATCCTAAAGAGTATAATTCAGGTGGGTATATCAACTTTTCCAAGCTGAATTCCCAGACTACTAAACTGAACCTGTCATTTGTACCTGCGTACGCGTCTCAGCTGATTCAGGGGTATCAATTGTATGTGTTTTATTATGGCTACACGATTTTGGAGATTGCGAATGGGTCCGCAAGACTTCCTTTTGCTTGATGAGGTATGAGATAATTCCATTCGTGATGCACCAACGAATGAAGTTTAACTGGGCTACGGTTGTGGTGATGCCCTGAAATTCAATGCGCTCCGTGCGGCAGAAGGGATCGAAGAGCTTCTTCGAGTAACCATCGAGCGACGACTTGTAAGCCACATGCACCGTGAAAATCTTGCCGTTAGGCGCCGTATATGTGATGTGACGGGCCTTGGAGTAGTTGGTCACAAACCACTCCAAGTTTCGAAGTGAAATTCCCTTGTTGTGACAGAGAACATCTCGCAACTGATCAGAGTTCTCTTTCTCCGAGAAAAATCGGGTAAGACTTTCTAGAAGAAGGTCAGATTTACTCATTGATATTTTAGGTTCTTAAATGTTTAAGCGACTTCTAGCCTCCAAATTCCAAACAACTGGTTCTGTCTCTTTGTGTTTGGCAGGTTCTCCAACTGGCGTCTGTGGGGCCTGCTTTTGGTGAAAGTTACAGTACCCATTCAACTTGGGCTCCTTGAGACACCTCGCCTTGCTCTTCAGCTGCCCCTTACAGAACCTGCACTCAACGTCAGCCGTATCTTCCACAAGCCGCGTCAGGGGAATAGTGTAGAGCTTTGCAATCACCTCGAGTGACTTGCGAAGACGCAGAGCAACGCGCCGATTCACCTCCTCTTCGATCATATCATTGATCTGTTTCTCCATACTAAATTAGCGTCCTTAATTTTTAAGCCCGAAAAAATCTGTAATCTTCTTGACCTTTGGAGCGAACAGGAGATTCGCCGTGTCGCTGCCTAGTAGAGGCTCGAGCAGATCGCATACCGGTTTCTTGAGTTGGTTGGTGAAGTAATACTGGTAGTCTATCTTGATCCCGTTCTCCGCCACCCATTCAGGGTCCTCGGCCTTTTCATACATCTTGGCGTTTTTAGGGCCTTCCACGATTACAAACTGTACGCGGTCTCCTTGCTGAGGCTCCGAGCCTGGGCTACGCTTCTTGATTTTGTCACGCACCTCCACGTGAGGCATCTTGACCTTGTAGGACGAAGCCAACTGCTTGCTCATCATCAGTTTATCAGTGGGCACCTCCCCTCCAGTAAGAGCCTTTGCGGCCGCCTTGGCAAACTCCACCGGAGGCCGTGGGTCGTCGCTCTCGAGAATCATATTCAGGAGGGATTTGAGCGTCTCGCGCACGTACTGACAGCTGTCTCGGCGGACAACCTGCAGGCCCTTGACGTCAATCTTTTTGAAGGCTATTTCACCCTTCTTATTCTTCTCATACATCTTGGCTGCGTATCGCTTTTTCGAGTACAGAAAGTACGGGCAATAAACCTTCTCAAGCTCAAGGTCATTCGGTTGTTTAAACAACCGCGTGCATTCAGCAGCGGCTCGCTCGCCTAGCTCCCAGCTGTAATCGATGGCATCCTGACCCTTGCGACCCTGTGTGTCGAACTCGACCATCACAGAGTCTGTGTCGCCGTACCTCACGTTGGCTCCCGGAAAGTTCGCCTCTACGTAGTTCTTGGTCTCCTCGATCATCTGTCGTCCTCGCATAGTAACCGTTGATGCGATGGCGAGAAGCGGAAGCATGCCCTTAGACGCGCCAGTAAATCCATATATACTATTCATAGAAATCTTGTAGGCCAGTTGCTGACCGTTATATACCGCCTCCATAGGCGTGCCTTCTGCCGCAGCCATCAACTTCTTAGCCTTCTTGCGGAACGCCTTCAGGTCAGTCAGAATGGATGGGAGGAGAGATGGTACGTTCTGTGCGAATCTGAACGGCCCAAACTGCTCGTACTCCACCCCCTCGAGGTTGTCGAATTGAGGATCCATCACAAGCGACGAGTAGCACAAGTTATGTGCGCACATGATGCTAGGGTACAGGCTAGCAAAGTCAAGCGCAGTGATTGGTGTGTAGTAAGCGCCAGTCTGGGCCTCGAGGACGGTGGCTCCTTGGTACTTGTCGTCCGACGCTGAACCAGGAGGTGCGCGGAACACAGGGATGATGAAGCCAAGCTCTCTCGCCTTGAACGCCATCTGACTAAACACCTTGATTTGCTGCCCTCTCTCACTCAGAAATGCAAGTGGGACCCAGCACGCCTTGGCCATCTCAATTTGGTTCTGAATTTGACAGAGTTTGTCCAATAGTCTGAGAGGAAGAGCCGTGTCCTGCATACAGTACTCGGCCACCTCGCCAAGTCTCTTTGGGTCCCCCTCGGCGTACCGACCGAAGATCTCTTTGACCGGCATATCGTGCTTCTGATCTTTGAGGAAGTGCTTGCTGACGTTGTTTAGGGAATAAGACTCGAGCTTGTGCTCGCGCTTGACATCCTGGAAGAAATCGAACACGTAACGCCCGCGCATGGGAACCATCTTGAGCATGTTGTCACCTAGTGCGCTAGAAGACAGATTCTTTGTGACGAGTTCGACTGGAGAGTCCTTGAACCGACCCCACGTGGGAGCCAGGTTATTCAGGGTGCAGCGCACGAGAAGAAACTCCAGATCGAACCCGAAGATGTTCCAGCCAGTTATTACATCCGGATCAACCTCTGTGATGTACTGCTCGAACCTCTTCAGGAGAGCCTTCTCTGTCTTGAAGCTTTCACAATCTGGCGCGTCCGTCTGCTTGAGGCACAGGCAGCGGCGAACTTCCCCCCCTCCATATACGCGAGTCGTCATACCAATCTGAAAAATGACGTCTTCGGCCTTTTGCGGCGTCGGGAAGCTTCCATCCTTGGAGTAGCACTCGATATCGAAGCTCATAATTTTGATTGGTGCAATGTCGTCTCGATCTAGCGGTTTCACGAGGTCAATACGTGGCGCCCAGAGGCTCACGTCGCATGACGTGGAAAAGTCGGGCTCGCAGTCCGAAACCTCGAACCAGCCCGTGGATTTGATTCCAGTGACGTGCATGAAGCGCAGGACGGGGTCGATATTTGACTCGTAAATTTTAAGCCGGCCGAAGCTCTTGAGATCTTCCCACCTGTCGTCGCGCTCCTTGACTTTCTCCACTGCAGAAGCGCACATGCGCATGGCGCGACACGTCTTAAACTCAAGTCGGATGAAACGAGACAGAAGACCATTCTGAAAACCCCATAGATCCTTGGCGTGAATCTCCCGAACATCTTTGAGGTCACTCCTAAAATGATTTTGAATTGCCGCCTTGAAATCAGGGAAGGAATGTCCTCGACGAATTTTAATGTAAAAATAGGGGTTGAAAGGAACGCCTACGGCTAGTGATTTTCCATCTTCGCACCTGCCATAAATTCTGACTGTAAATTGTCCGTCTATATCATTCCCTTCCCAGGCAACAGCCTGACACTTCATCGTATCATTTCAGGGAATTTTATCTTAAAGTAAAGTAAATGAGCCGTGTTTGGTTTATTCACGTAGATACATCTTCGAACAAGGCCAACACTGTTATCAAGAGCAACGCTTTCAACTCGTTTGATTGTTCAGTCCTTCTTGGTCAGACCCATACTCGCGTGAAGCGTGTGGCTCTCAAGTCGGCCGAGATACCACTCGGGTTCTACAACATTCGCGCACCCTATAACACCCTTACTCTCAACATTCTGAGCGTGCTCACGAGCTACACATTTACTCCGGGAAATTACTCAGCATCTACATTCGTATCCACTATTAACAACACCATCACGACTGCGGTGGGTAGTTTTGCCATTAACGGCACGACTAATAAGATTACATACACATCAGTATCTGGAGCAACCAGAATAGTGGCAGACCCCGGAACTCTAGGCCACCTTTTGGGATTTACGAATGACCAATTGGGCGTCAGTTTCACCGCCAACAAGTCTTACAATATAGATTTTGACAATTACATAAATATATATATCGAGAACCTTCGCAACTCATGCATGGAGCCCTATGCCTGCACATATAAAATCCCCATCACTGTGCTCAAGGGTGGTGTTCAGAACTTCCTGTCCGACAGTTACTTCAAGCAGTCTATTGAAATTTTCGATCCAAATTACAAGGTAAATCGCCTCAATATTCAGGTCCGCGATCGGTTCGGTAATCCACTGGATAACAATGGTCTTGATTGGTCTTTCACGCTAGAGGTCGAGTCGGACAATTAGGCCCACTTTTTTTCGCCCGCAAAAGTAATATGAGTAGAACCATTGATGGTATAATTGGTACTGCTTCAAAGAATGCTCCAGTACCACAATTTCGCCCATATGATTTCGGCACTGATGCCATCGAGCGCCAGCGTGTGTCGCTCGGCCAGTCTCTCATCGATGCCGATTTCGAGTATGGAATTCAGCAGACGAAGTGGCAGACCCACCAGGAGATTCGCAAGACGCCCAGTTTCTACGAAATTCCAGGTACTGATCTCGTCATATCTGCTGTAGCCGCAGATGGGCGACCCATCGTTTCAAACGTTCTCGTCACAACCTCCTCAACTGTACCTGCTATAGGTTCAATCGTCACCGTGACGGGTCTTTCCAACTTTACCCGAACGGCTGATCGCGCCGAAGGTTTCTTCCTCGTGACTGCCAACACGGCAGTTCCAGATTACTTCACTTCTCTTCCAGCCAACACATTTGCTTATCGCGCGAAGGGTGCCATCGCGGTTGGTTCTCTTTTCACCACATCCACCACTTACCGTCGTGGAGGTGTGTTCAACACGGGCAATTGCTCAATTCGCATTGATAATATCAATCAGTCTGGCACGACTGTGACTGTCAGAACGTCAAATATCCACGGTATGCTTCCAGGCACGCCAATTACGTCCAACAACTGGTCTGGGCCAGGCGTCGCCGGTGTGAATGGCAACTTTTTCGTCGAGGGTGTGCCTTCCGGAAACGTCTTCACTTACACGTCTTATTTCGCCGGAGCCCCAACGAGCATCTCCGGTGGCTCCATCTTCGTCCAGCCTTATTCCACCGTGACTTATCGTCCATTCGACGGCGGGGTGCTTTTGACCCCCGTCGTGACTACACACGGCGCCAACATCGTGCGTCAGTCCAAGAAGGTGTTCCGGTACCAGTCTGGCAAGGGTCTGCTCTGGTCCTCTGGCACCCTCTTTTGCCCCAATAACGACATTGCTCGCGTCACCGCAAGTGGTCTTGCGGTTGGCAGCAATATCACAGTCATCACTGACGTGTATCACGGAGCACAGGTGGGTGCAGGCGTGGCCATCCGCGGCATTCGGGATCTAGGGTTCAACGGAACCTACATAATTAGCTCTGTAAATGACTCGCGCTCACTGAATGTCATCGCCACAACTACCCTCGGATCTTTAACTCCTGCTTTTCAGGAGCAGCCGCGCTTCATCATAACCAACTGGCACGGGGCGTGCGCTCGTGCAGGCTGCTTCGATGATCAGAACGGCCTTTTCTGGGAGTACGATGGACTGAACCTTTGGGTCGTCAAACGCTCCGCCACCTTCCAGCTCGCTGGAACTGTCACCACCACCGTCGCCGGCCAACTTCTGCTAGGCAACACTTATACCGATGACACAATCGGTATCGCAACGATTCAGTCTCAGGGCGGCACCTTTGCAGCTCAAGTGAATCCAGGTGACGTGTCAGCCGTCATCACCCTCACATCAACAACTGGAACTTTTATTAATAATATGCACTGCATCACCGGGTTCCTCCCAGGGTTCCTCGATACAGTCTATATTATATCAGTAGATAGTCCTACACAAATTACTATAGGGTTCTTACCCATGTCGCCACTTTTAACAATCGCATCAGGTACAAAAACACCAGCACTTGTTCTAACGTTCCTTTATCCCGTGACTCGTTTCCAAGAACAGCTAAAAGTGAATGACAAGTTTGTTTTGCGTGGGATGGCCCATGTCGTGACGAGCATCGCATCCCAGGGGGTTCTCACGTTCAACCCACCTTACAGAGGGTCTTCAAATCCGCCCAATCCCCTCAAGGCATCGCGAGTGCGAGAGCAGAGAACTCCACAATCCCAGTGGAACAGAGATCCATGCGACGGCACGGGTGCTTCAGGTTACCGTGTCGACTTGACAAAGATGCAAATGATTGGTCTCCAATACACCTGGTACGGAGCAGGTTTCATTGATTACATGATTCGTGGGTCAGACGGCAACTGGGTCTATTGCCACAGATACCGCCAAAACAACGTGAATGACGAAGCTTACATGCGCACTGGTAATCAGCCTGTACGATATGAGCTCATTAATGAGATGAATACCGCCGTTTCGACTCTCAACGGTCAAATCACAACCACCACGACTAACGTCCTCCTCAATGACGACACCACCTATTGGCCAGATACCGGCACGGTTCTTGTAGACTCTGAATTTATCAAGTATGGTTCCAAGGCTCCTTTTGCTCTCAATAATCTAACTCGGTCATCGCCAATTACTTACGTGATCAACGACTTGCCAAAGACGTTTGCTGCTTCTGGAGCCACCAGTCACGCCTCCAACGCATCGGTTGTTCTGTGTAGCATCACCTGCACACCCAGTTTGACTCACTGGGGTTCGGCTCTTCTCATGGACGGCCAGTTTGATGGCGATCGTGGATACTACTTCAACTATGCCAACACCTGTACAGTGTCGCTCACAGCTTACGCCACCCCAACCCCCATCTTCCTTCTGCGCCTCGCTCCTTCCGTCAGCAACGGTATTGTAGGCAACATGGGGGATCGCGATCTCATCAATCGCGCACAGATTCTCCTCCAAAGAATGGAGGTGACGGCAAACAGAACGATCCGAGTCACCGGTATCATTAATCCTCAAGGAATTTCAAATGTAAGATATTACAATATTAATTCAACCTTTTACCAAGGTCAGCCCAGTTTTACGCAGGTCAGCAACACCTTCTCAGGTGGAACCACCTATACTGGCGGCGAGCGCATCTTCTCTTCTATTTGCGCAGCAAACAGCTTGAACGTGCTTGATCTCTCAGCTCTTAAAGAGCTTTCCAACGGCGTCATCGGTGGGCAGGATTTCTTCCCCGACGGCCCGGATACCCTCCTAATTAACATTCAAAATTTGGATCCCGCAGGTGCAGCCACAAACTCCATCATCAACCTGTATTGGTCTGAAGCACAGGCCTAAATAAGGAACTCTGTCTATTTCAACTAAATGAAATTCAAATGCACATCTAGGTGCCATTTCTGCAAAGTCCCTCTGAACCCCTATTTAGAGGCCATAGGGACTTTCGACTACTTAAAGGCCATCACGTGGAGCTGTATGAGCCCAATCGACGTAACGGCCAATGACCGCTGGCTGAGAATTCTCAGCTATAACAAAACTGTACCGGTGTGCAGGGACTGCTATAAACTCAAATATTACAAAATTAACTTTAAAGAACTTTTAGACAGGGAAATTACTGGAAAGTCCCAATTTAAAAAGCCTATTCGTGCGGCTAAAACTGATAGCGAGCTCCTAGACTGGCAAAAGCAGATGGATTTATATAATCGCCAGCCAGATGCTCTTACTTTTTATGATTTAGATATGCCTTATTTGCCTGATTACACGCCTGGTATAGTACTTATTCAGTGATGGACGTGCTATCCGGCGCCAGCTCCTCGACCTGGGCCACGGTGTAGTTCTCCAGAATCAGCTGAGCGATGCGGTATCCCGGCTTGATGCGGAAAGGGAACCGCAGATCGGTGTTGATCAGCACCACCTTGAGCTCGTCCTTGTAATCGGGATCCACGACGCCACCAAGAACATCCAGACCGTGCTTCACGGCCAGTCCAGTGCGAGCAGCAATGCGACCATAGGTTCCGGGTGGGAGCTGCACGGTAATACCGGTTCCGACCACCTCACGATGGCCTGGAGGGATAATGTAATTATCAGCGGCGTAAATATCGTATCCAGCCGCACCCTCGGTGGCGCGGGTGGGGAGGAGGGCCTCAGGAACCAGCTTGCGGGCATAGAGTGCCATGTACTCATTACACTAGTCTAAGCTTTAATACACTCGATCTGGAAAGTAACAACTTGACTCTTTGACCATGTCAAAAAGCAACTCAGTGCGAGGAATAGAGCCCACCGGGGAATGACAAAGTTAATCGGGTCGAGAGCAAATGTCTTGATTTCATCCAGGGAGGTGGGCATTTTAAGAATAAAATACCCTAATCTTTAAATGGCGTCCAAGTCTCTCCTGCTCGACATAGATGGGGTCTTGCTGCGTGACAAGGCTCTCTCTAATCACGTTCGCGCAAACTGTGTGCGTTATGTCAAGCACAAGGTCCCCTCGTGCAAGGATCCAGCCAGGCTGAATTCCGCGTTTTTCAAGGCGTATGGTCACACGGCCAGGGGTATGCAGCGCGTCCTCGATATTGACTCTTCAGATTTCAATAAGGAGGTGTATGACAAAAAGCTGATAAATCACCTGTGGTCGGTCCTGTCAAGCACTGAATTTCAGAAGGATGCTATTGAAATTCACTCGTGGGCCAAGGAGGGGTGGAAGATCCAGCTCTTCTCAAACAGCCCACTCGAGTGGGCCCTTCCGGTGGCTCACTCAATTTCAGATGAAATTGGTATTGCATGTGATGGAATCTATCTGAAACCAGAGCCTGGTGCGTATATGAAATTTGATCATAAAATCAAGCACACTTTTGTAGATGACTCCCTTAGAAACCTGGATACAGTGAATGGTATGAGCATGTGGAGACCAGTCCATTTTTCTCCATTGGGTCAAATGAGCGACTATCCCACGGTGGGTTCAATCGATTTTCTAGGTACTTATCTTCGTGAGGCGCCCCCCGCGCGGAGTAACACTTAAATTATTATACTATGGATTAGTAATGAGACTTCCAGTGCCATTTGAGCCAGTTGATTTCTATTACTCCGAGGCGCCCCTTGAGAGTCCAGTTGAACTCTGGATCGGTAATCAGTTTATCGCCACTTCTAATGAAGATGATCTGATCTTCTTCGAGGGCAACCCACCCCTGCCCATCAACTTCGTGACCACCAACGAGGTGGAGCTGCGGTGGCCAAGTGGGAGCGTGGGAGTCTGGTCAAACATCTACGCCAACACGCTGAATGCCATCGTGACGTCAAATGTAGCCAACGTGCAGGATGCCAACGCCATCATCATCCCAGCCTACGACTCCGGCGCAGTGGATGTAGCCGTGACCAATAATGAAGGCAAGAAGAATATTCTGGTCTTCACGAGCAACATCTGTGGGTTGAAGTTCAACGACTGGAGTTAAAGTTTTTATGTCCTAAATAATAAATGCAGATCTTCGTGAAGACCCTGACCGGCAAGACTATCACTCTTGAGATTGAGTCTAGTGATACTATTGCAAATCTAAAGGCTAAGATTAGTGATAAGGAAGGAATCCCTCCAGATCAGCAGCGTTTGATTTTTGCGGGCAAGCAGCTTGAGGACGACCGGACTATGGCGGACTACAACATCCAGAAGGAATCAACCCTGCACCTGGTTCTCCGTCTGCGCGGGGGGTGCTAGACCAAAAATAGATCTAATTTCACCGGCAGACTTTCCACGAAGGCTGTCAGCCACAACCTTGCATCCGTGATCGAGGAGCTCCTCGTATGCAAGGAAGTCGCACGCAAGCAGCAAAGGAGTCAGGTCCTCACGCGACTCCAGTTTTCCCTTGGCGTGATAGTCTATGATGCGCTTTAGCACGTCAGAATCGACATTCGGCAAGGGGATGGTACAGGCGCCGTCAGTAGCGTCCAGTGCGCCAACCAACGTCCCGCACCTATTCACGAGGTCAGGGTGAATATCGAACGATCTGTTGTCACAGGTTATCACTGTAGCCATACCTACATATAGTTCTTGAGCTTTAATAGACTATGGAAAATATAATTTACAAAATTGCTTGTCATGCAGATAGACCTACACGAGAAGCCCTTGGGTACGACATGGACACGTGTATAAAAAAGAAGGTTCCCCCTCTAAGACTTTCTAATTTTGATTTAAAATTAAGATTTGAAATAGAATACCGTGGAGCCTTGTACTACATACGTTTTCAATCGACTAAATCTGAAGGACGGTGGATCACGTGGCATCTTCATGGGAGAAACCCAGCAATTGCAGTTTATAGAGGAGGGAAACTGCGCACGTTCGCAGTTTTCGAGTATGAAACTGGTGTAAAATGGATAAAAATCACAGGCTAAGTCTTTTGCTTCTGACGGTATCCTTGTGCCAGTGCTGGCGTACCGCGAGGCTCTACACAACAGTATTTCCAAATAATAATTTCAGTGAGAATACCAGGATGGACTGCTTCAGACCAAGAAAGGAAATTTTGTATGTAATTTTACCATATTTCAACTACTGTGGGTTTAAGCGCCGTCGTGATCTCTTTGTCGATTTCATAGATAGGTACGGAAAGGAACCTGGAATTAAAATTGTAGTGGCTGAAGCAGTCGGTAAAGCGCCTCTTCCCAAGCTCGATGTATTAAAGCACCTCAAATTTCAGACTGAAAGCCCACTGTGGATAAAGGAGAACCTGATAAATCTGGCTATTGCTCAACTCCCTTCTTCATGGAAGTACGTAGCTTGGATCGACGCCGACTTGTTATTTTTGAATGCAGATTGGGTGGAGGATACCATCGAGGCTCTACAGACGGCGGATTTCGTGCAGATGTGGCAGACGGCGGTGAATCTGGGGCCGTGTGGGGAGGCTATGAAGATTGACAAGAGCTTCGGTTACATGCACGTGAAGAGCGGCCGACCTTACACACAGACGGACAAGTACGGCTTTTGGCACCCCGGATACGCGTGGGCCGCGAAGAGGGCGGTTATGGATCACCTCGGCGGCGTACTAGACTGGGCCGTTCTTGGATCGGCCGACAGACACATGGCCTTGGCCCTCGTAGATCGAGTGGAATGGAGCGCGCCTGGCACGATTCACCCCAACTACAAAGCCATGCTCTTGCAGTACCAAGCCGCGTGCAAACACATGACCCTGACGTACGTTCCAGGAACCATCCTCCACTTGTGGCACGGCAGACTCGAGGACCGCAAGTACAGGGAACGGTGGGACATACTCACTAAGAACAAGTTCGACCCCGCAACCGATACCGTATTCACTAAGAAAGGGATCCTCGTTTTGACGGAAAAGGGAAAGAGACTGGAGAAAGAATTGTTAGAGTATTTTGTAGGGCGTAAAGAAGATGCTTGATGGTAATATAGTATGCCATTCATCATTGATTTTATGATAGGTCTAGGTGTAGGTCTTTTACTTAACGGAAGAAAACGTAAGACTTTTAGTGATGTCAATACCCAAGTTGATGAGATCCACATTTCACATAGTCCTCCTATTTTGATTCCTAATTCTAAATCAAAATTCATTCCATATCTCAAGAACTTTTGGGGACCGGACTCAGGTTAGATGTATATATTCATTCTTTTATCAAATGGAATTCCATTGAACTTTGTGGTTGCAGCTGAAGTGTAAGCTCCCATTCTTGGCCAGACCAACCAATTTCCATATGAAATTGAAGAAGGTAGCATGGCATCGGTTTGGATCACGTCTCCGCCGTCGCAGGTGGCGCCGAATATGGTCATGGGCTCTAGTACGCTCGGTGCAGCGTCTAATAACCAGAATGACGGTTTGGCGTGGTCGAAGAGAACGCAGTTGAATGCGCCGTACAATGACTCACTGATTGTAATTCCCTTGCCCTTCTTTCCCATGACGGGGGTCAAGAGAGTTGCCACGTGTTCGGCAAAGTACCGGCCGGGCTCGGCTA